AGACATGTCAGCAATGGACGCGAATCGTTGACCTGCACTTACACAAATTCCCATCAACTGTAATAAAGTTGCTGACGGTTCTTTGTATGGCAGATTCATAAAGGCATCTCTAAGAGAGCCACCAGGAGCGTCGACATCTCGCCACTCACCTGGTTGTAGAGATTGGGCATCATCTCTAACTCTGATACCCCTCTGTTTAAATCCTGATGGCAAGTTCGATAACGTACCTGCATCGATGAGTTGACGAAGTGCAGACGTTGCTGCTCTTGTTAGACCGCCAATCATATGGATTAATCCAAATCCGTAAAAACCTAGTCCAGGCAGAAATTTAAAATGGACGAAGTATTGGATTTTATTTTTTTTGGGATCATCTACTCTAAAGTTTCTTCGAATAGATAATATTTTTCGCGAACCATTGTCGATTGTTACAATGTATGGAATCTTAATTCCAGTCGGGACACCATCGGGTCCCCTATCTTCAAAGCCTTCGAGATCTAAATTAACATGACACTCAATCAACGTATAGATCGGGTTGTTCTTTTGTTGACCTGTTGATCTTGTTCCTTCTAGTTCTCGTTCTTTTTTCTTCAGCTCTGTTTCTTCTGCGTAAGGTGTGCCTAATTCTATATCTCTATAGAATCCTGCAACTTGTTGCTTACGTAAATCATTACCAGACATTTTGATGACATGACATATGGCTTCCGCATCCTCTAATGAGGTAGCAGAATACGGAACCACTAAGTCATCTGCAGTAACGAACTTTGATACAGCTCGTTCCATCAAATCGTCATAATAAACTTTTTTAAATGTAGAACCTGCAAGAGGTAAATAAAATAACATCTGATCAAACTCAGGTTCAAACTCTTTCATGACATCCATCAATTGATAGTTCATAAAATTTTTGACTCTTACTGCTTGATCTTGTTTTTCTCTTGAAGGGCTACCTAAAACTTGTGTTCTAACAGGACCTGCTGCAGGTAATAATTCTTTGTAAGCTTGTGCTTGGAATTGTGTAACTGCTTCTGCAAGGACTGGGTGTGTTGCACCAGACGCTCCTTGGAACGGTCTTGTTCTTTGTTCAAATTGAAAACCTAAAAGATCTAAACCTTGTGTGTAAGATCTTTCCCATTCTCTTCTAGATTCTCTGTAGTCTGTGTAGTTTGCATACAACTCAGAACCAAGAGGATCTAAAACAGAATCTGGTAATAAGTCAGCCAGATTAGCATAGTGATTGTCACCTTGTTCTGGCGACACGGCACTAGGATCAAAGTTTATATCTACTGATCCATCTTCGTTTTCTCTTATCTCTGTTTTATCAGGGGACGGCATTGACTCCTGTAGTTGTTCAACTACTTGAGCTATTTCATCCTTAGGTGGAATTTTTATTTCTTGTCTTACGTTAGGTAAGCCTTTGTCTATTTCTGCCATTTGTTTTCTCCAAAAGTATAGGTTTATCCTGTTTTTTATCTTTTATCAAGCCTCTAGGATCAGGACCCCTTAATGGAGGTATTGCATCCCATTTAACATTTTTCATGTTTTTGACTAAAGTTGGGTTTTTCATTTGTATCGGTTTCTTATATAATCATCTACTCCGGTGACTTTACCACCTTCTGCATAAAAACCTAACAATCTAAATAGTTCTTCAAAACCACTCAAACCCATTTGAGCAGCAACTAGTTCTGAATTATTAACGATTGCTTCTAAATCAGAACCTTTATAATATTTATCTTTTATATTCTTATATCCCCCTGCTAAATAACCACGTCCTAATTTCTGTCTTACAGGTCCACCTTCTCTAAAAGACTTACCTTTTGTTGCAACCAATTTAATTAAATATTTTGAAATGTTTTTAATGTCATTTGGTTCTAGTTTTTTAGCTAATTTAGAAATAGTTTTTTCAAAAGTTTTTCTTTCCTTAGTTGTCATGTCTTTAATTAATTTTGGTTCACCATCTACACCAGCAAAAGTATTAGCCCAGTTACCTGCTTTCTTTTTAAATTCTAAAGTATCTACATCAACTGTAAAATAACCTATTTGTCCTTTGTATTCTTTACCTAAAGTTTTAATTGCATTGTTAACATTTAATTTAGCTTTTGCATTTAATTCCATTAATTTCTTTTTGTATCCGTCTGGTTTATTTTTAACTAAAAATTCTTGTTCTTCTGCAATCTTTTGTCCAATTTGATTAAATCCTTCCAAAGCTCTATTAGCTTTAGCCATAATTAAGTTTGTCATTTTAGTATCTTGTGGAACACTTTCTATGATAGGATACACGTGGCCAAACTGTGGTCCTGTTTGTCCAGATCCAATAACAGATATTCTATTTCCTTGGCTAACTTTTATTTTTTTATCTCGTTCAATATTCGCTTGATTAGGTTCTTTAAAAGTTCTTTTACCTTGAAACTTAAAATTTAATCCAGGTCTTTCTGTTTCTTTACGTGTTAAAATTTTTACGTTGTTTAATTTACCTTCACCTCTAAAATCTTTTTTAGTCCAGTTATCAGGATAGCTATCAATTATAGCTTGTATCTCTTCATCAGTTCTAAGTATGTATTGATTTTTACCTAATGGATTTCTGTTAAAATCAAAATTTTTTAAAGGGTCATCTGCAAAAGGTAATCTTTTTTCAGCAAGTCCACCTAACTCAAAACGCTCTGCTAATGTCGGAGCTAGTCGTCTCTGCCACCAAGGTATGTAGGCCATTATTTCTTCCTAAAATGATTTGCGATACCACCTGCTTCAAAAGGAATTCCTTCTGTATCTAATCGCATTAGTATCTCTTTTAATTCATCAATAGTTTTGTTTTCAGTGTTTACGTTTTTGTTATATCGTTTAATTTCATTAACAAGATATGTTCGACTATTCATAGGTGTTGAACCTTTGATAATATTTTCTAGAGCCCCGATTGGACCATCGTCGTCCATCATCTTAGTGACTTCTTTGTCTATTCTCTTGTCTGTCATTTTAAGTGCCTTGTCGCTAGACACTGGCAACTCGTCATAATAAACTTGTTTACCAGTTTTAATATCATACACTCCACTTTTTGGTGGGAACTTAGCATTGACAATATCTTTTAAATTTAACTTAAACAATTCTATCTGGGAGTCAGTTGCATTCTTCATGGATCTCATGTGAATTTTTATTTGCTCCATTATGTTATCAGGAATCTTACCGGTTTTGTTTATATACTCTGTAAGTTTTGGATTTACTTTTGTGTTAAATAAACTTTGGCCCATTTTTACAATGTCACCACCCACACCAATTATATCTTTGGGTTTGATGTTGATTCTTGTCGCCAGTTTAAAAATTTCCATTACTGATTTCATAACTAGTAGTACTCCTTAGTTTCCATTGGTAAAGGCTCATCTTTGTAATCTTCAGGGTGACTTATTAATCCCCCTTGCCTAAACCTCATGATTGCTTGTGTTGTACTATCAACCAAGTCGTCATGATCGCCATATGGGAATGCAGCGCATTCCTCAATTACCTCTTGAGCAAACTGCAAATGAGCAGGCGCCCAAATTTGTCCCGACTCAAAGAGCGGGGATACGGCGTTAACTCTCGTATGTTTATCATTTCCACGGCTCGGTGTAAACGAAATTACGGGGATACCCATATTTCTTAATTCGTATGTTAAAGGTAGACCACTGGCCTTGGCCTCAATCAAAACTATCTCAGGCTCCCAGTATTTATATAATTTTAGTGCCTCTCGTCTTAGTTCAGGAAACTCGAATCTTTGTTTGACAGCATCAAGTAATATCAATTGTTGTGGTGCATCTTCTGATTCACGGAAGACTCCCCATGTCGTTATCGCACTGAAGTCGGCAGATTCTTTTTTTAAGAATGCAGTGTCGTAAGATTGTATGACATAGTCGCAAGATGGGATGCCTCTATCTTCTGGCCATTTTCTCCACCATTCACGTTTAATAAGTGCACCCTCTTCTGATGTAGGGTTTTGCATATACTGTGCATTCCATTTAGGTAATGCAACAGATGCTTTGACTGCTTCTAGTTGTTCTATGTCCCAATACTCTGGCCATACAGGTTTACCTGATGGCATAATAGCTGGAAACTCTACTACTTCCCACTGGTCAGCTTTAGGTTCTTTCTGTGCTGCTTGCAACATACCTGTTAAGTCTGCTTTGTTCCAACGTGTCATAACCAATACAATACGACCACCTGGTTGTAGACGTTGTCGTGGACCTGCAGTGTACCATTCATAAGCTCGGTCTAATGCTTTTCTAGACATAGCGTCTTGTTCAGAGTGCGGGTCGTCAATAATTAATAGGTCAGCACCCCGTCCTGTCACAGCACCTTCAACACCAACTGCAAAGTACTCGCCGCCTTGTTCTGTTTCCCAGCGACCAGCGGCTTTGCTGTCTTCCATAAGTCTAGTAGTAAATACTTCTTTGTACTCTTCACTATCCATAAGGTGCTTTGCCTTACGACCAAATCTTACAGCAAGTTCTGCTGTGTGAGTTGCTTGAATAATTTTTAATTTTGGATCATCACCAATCATCCACGCAGGTAATAAAAAAGATGCAAACTCAGATTTGGTATGCCTCGGTGGCATATTCACAATTAATCTTGTCAGTTCACCGGTTCGTAATTTATTAAATTTTTCTGCAATAGTTCTGTGGTGTTCACCTTCAATAAAATCTGGCCACATGTGTTTTACAAACGTCATGAAGTCAGTTCTAATTTTAGTATTTTTTTGTTTTTTATCTAGCTGCACTAAATATCTTTTTAGTTCACGTCTAGTTTCAGGGGCTAAATTATCTATATCTTTTTCTTTTAAAATTTTTTTTATAATATTTTGCATAAGGATTCTTATGGTACCAAAACGTTTTTTACCAGGATTAACTGTCTAAATCAAGCAATTCTAGTGTAAGTTGTGGGACCCCTTTCTACAAAAAGGGTTTTACTAAATAACTAATTTACTTTTTTTGGAATCGGTCTGGTACCTCTATTAATATAATAAATAAGTACCAAGCTACTAGCAACGTGGACCGAGTCGCGAAGCGACTCGGTATGTATGTTAAGGAGTTAATCTAATAATGTCATGTACTGCTTAGGGAAATTTTTTTGGAACCAAGTAATTCCCTTTTGCATAAGTTTATAATCCTCACTTGCCTCAGCACCTATGATCGTATCATAGATAGCAACTGCAAAGCTTGGCAACTTACACGACTGCTGAAATGTTTCATCACTAAACCTATTATGTATTGTTAGTTCTCTTGTAGGTTCAGCACCAAAGAAACATTTAGTAAATGGTTCTGGTATTGTGTAGTCTTTGTTATTGTATTTTATAATCATACTTTCCTCGCTTTCTTCTGGGATCATATAGGATAAGTCAAGCATTGTCAACTACTTTCTTTTCAATATTCCACATATTATAATATCTACTATTATCTTTTGTGGGGTCCTTGATAGGTGTTGTTAGTGGCTCTCGTCTTGGCTCTAGTGCAATGGCTTGAATCCAATGTTTATTCATAAAGTCATTCCAACAACCTTGACTACAAAAATGGGACCAGACATTGTTCTCATTCCATTTAGTTAATGCAATTCTTTTGGTCCTCAATACTTTATTACCTTTGCTACCTCTTATCCTATCTAGTGTTGCTCTTTCATGGCAACTTGGACCATGGCACCAATTATAAGTCATGTCGACCTCTATTATCTGGCAACATTGCCCAAAAAGAAAACAGACCGAATGCCATTACTAAAACACCTAAAGTAAAATCAAATCTATAAGCTAAGATTGGTCCTAAGTTTAATAGAACAAATCCAAACAATAAGAAAAATAATCTCATTAGTGCCTCACTTTCCAAGATGTAGTCGCAGTTCTATATCCATGTGCGTCTAAATCATAATAAACATAATAAGGTGTTCCATTTTTAGAAACTCCATATCTGCTTTTTTCGTCATGTTTGCCTTGTCTTGTTATGTGTTTTTTATGCTTACTTGCCCAATAAGTAATATAAAAAGTTTTATTGTTGTTCATACTTTCCTCGCTTTCTGTCCCTATCCTATACTATATAGGATAGGGTGTCAAGTGTTAATTTACTGCTTGATTTTGTTGTTCATAAAGCAGTCTTTCTGCTATTTTTTCCTCTCTTGTTTTCTCTCTTTTATTCTTCATACTCTTAACTCTATCTGCAAGATTTTTTGGATTGTAGATAGTTAATCCTGTTGAGTTAGTTCTAACAATTTCTGCGTCAGTAATTGCAAGACCAAGTTCGTTGCAAAGTTCTATTGCCTCATCAAGATATTTATAACCTTTCAAACCAAGTTTGATTTCTTTCATCTGATTTAAAATAGACTTAATCCAATTTTCATGCGCTCTAACAAAAAGACCTTTTTGTCTTTTCCAATCCATTAAGAACATGAATTCATCTTCGGAACATGCAATAGACCTATCTCTACAATAGTTTCTACCAATTAAATCTAATTGATACTTTTCATTCCATTGTTTGCCATAGCCACTATCATCATTACCAAGATAACGATTGTTATTATCAACATATTTTGTTTTGTGTGGGTTGTTGTCCTTGCCCTCTTGTTCAATCAAAATATCTGCGTTGCAATTTTCTTGTGCATTGATTTCATCACGATACAAAGCATAGCCATAAGCATAATCCCTTGAAGATGAATAGTTATTATCAGTATCAATAGAACCATTTAATCTAAAATCAAAATGTCTTTCTATTGTTGCGTCCTCAATTTGTGGATTGTTGTCATAGTCCCTTGTTTCTTTCTTACCAAGATAATGAAAATGAAAGCAACTATCCTTTGCGATAGTATCAACATTCTCAAACTTATTCTGAAGATACCATGCCTTTGCAACATCATCTTCGGTGTATGTTCTACGAACAATTTTTTGTGCCATATTCCAAGCGTCATCATTCAACTGAATTTGGTCGCCTTTTAAATTGTCGTAAGTTTGCTTTTCGTGAGTATCTTCTTGTTGCAAGTGTACTTTAATTCTATTTGCAATTTTATTTC